GCTGTCACGGTGTTTGAAACAAGAACATCACCTGACTTAAACACACCAACAGCATTGGCCAGCTTAATAGTTGTGTTTGCTGTATATGATGCGCTGATAATACCTGTGGCTTTAGATAAAGACCCAGTAACAGTCTGGCCAGCAGCAAATGTAGTTGCATAAGTGTTCGTATAAGAAACAAGAACATTCGCATACTGAGGATTGACAATCAACCCAACACGACGATATTCCGAACCTGTTCCTGGAATATTACCACCTTCATTATTGGCAAAGGTCGCACTATAACAAAGATATGTTGAGTTTAATTCGGAAGCAACATCATAGCCATGACCACCACGTGGAGACATAATAGCACGAACAACAGCATTATTCGAAGCAACAGCAATTGATCCTGTATTGCCGTAAATGGCAACGTTGGCATAAGTGTATCCCGAACCACGATTAATAACACGAACATCAGTCAGCTGTTTGGTATTAGGATCAATTATCGAAAGAGCAGATGCACCTGTGCCATCTCCAGTAATAGAAACTCTTGGAGCAATAACATATCTTGATGTCAGATCAGGTAAAGATGCGAATGCATTGGCCAGAAGAACTCTACGAGCATTACCGATAACAAGATATTGCGAGATAGTTTGAACCTGTCCTGCACCTGTTCCTGATGCAATATACATAGAACAACCATTATAGAAGTTATTGTTTGAAGAAACGTCAGGAGAAGTCACATCAGAAACTGTGGATATCTTGCCACTAGTTGCACCCGTAATTGTATTCAGCGTAGGAGCAAAGATATTGTTTACATTCTTTAATGTAAGAATCTTCGCAGAAGAATTTACGGTCGCTTGGCTAACAATTACACCATTAGCAGTGACACCACCATATACCTGAGTGACTGTTTCACCAAGAGTAAAGTTGTTCGAGCTAATAGTTATAATAGTTGTATCTGTGCCTTGAATACCAAAGTACTGAGTGTTGCCACCAACAGCGATGTCGGTGAAGTAACCATTTGTGTATGAGTTATAATTGCCTCCAGGAGACACAATCTTATATGTTTCGAGAGCGCCTGAAACAGCATTACCAACAACAGCAGTATTTGCAACTACAGGAATGTAAGCAGAGGTGGCGAATTTATCATAAGAGATTGTATCAAAGCTATACATGTACTTCCACTGATAACCATCAGCTGTAGAATAGTAAACGTCATCAGCTGCTGTTTCTGACAACAGAGGCTGCTGAGTTGATATTGCAGCATTGTTGTTGTTTAGACATTTAAACACATGATATGCGCCAGCTTCTTGTGTAAGAACAAAAAATTCTTTTGAATACAGATAAGTGTCTTGGTCGTCATACGCATCGTATATTTCTCCTGAAGTCCAGTTATAACGATTTGTCATTGTGCTGGAAAATCCTGCAGGAACCAGTTTACCAAAAAGCATTTCGTTAGGAATGGTTAATTCAAGAGTAGCAACAGAGTTATCAATATCAGGCGGATTTACATCGTTTGGCCAAGGTGTAGATTTAGCTGCGAACGTATAATACGTATTCGCATTGTTGTCCTGCATAATCCAAAGATTACGACGCAGAGTAAAATTGGCGTTGCTTGACAAACTCATGTATTAATATCCTATTGCATAGTAGGCGACGTTAGCAGAAGTAGTTGAAGTTGTTCTGATAGGAGCAACTGTAGTATTCGCTGGCTGAATCAAATATGGACCAGTAGCAGTAGCACTTACTGGAGTCAAGAATACATGAAGACAAGCTGTAGCAAAGGCACTGGTAAAGGTTGCGTTAGCAGCTGTAGTGTTCGCAGCAATCCATCCCCAGTTCGCCTTCATACCGTTAGGAAGAATAGACCAACCATTAGCAGCCTGAGCTGCAGCTGTACCACCTGCAAAAATCAAAGTGTTACCAGAAGTGACAATTGAAGTCGCATTAATTGCCGAATAAACAGTGGCATTACCAGCAAGAACTGTAGCATTGGCTGAGGTTTCAGCAATATAGTTAATGGAGTTACTGAAAGCAAACATACCGGAAGTATTAACAATAGCATTAGTAGTTGCAAGGTTTCCAACCATAATCTGGCCAGCAGTCGTTTGAATTGTGGCAAGACCAACGTTGCTGTATGCAGTAGCATTAGCAACACTGTGAGAAGTTGTGTTGACAATTGAGTTAGCAGCGGTATTTCCGATTGCCAGTATACCAACAATAGTAGTATTACCAACACCCAAAGTACTTGCAAAGTTAACAGCACCAGAAATATTAGCAGTTCCAGTTACTTGAAACTTAGCGTTAGGTGCAGTATTGGCAATACCAACGTTACCACCTGGAGTGATGCGCATTCTTTCGTTTGCAATTAATGTGCCGTTGGTGAAGAAGTTGATAAAGCCATTTGAGCCTGTACCACCAGCAGTACCGATAGAAAGGTTAGTATTACCTGTATAGAGATATCCATCAGAAGCACCACCAATAGTCCATGCTGTATTCGACCATGTGTTGCCACAAATACCCATGTCAATGAAGTTTACGCCTGAAAGACCACCACCGTCATAAGCAGCAAAGTCAGCTGAGGTATTACCACCTGTGTTAGCATTCGAAACGATAATAGAGATGGAGGCATTCGCGTTACCTAAACCAGTAACAACCGCTGGAGTTCCAGCAGTAGTAATACCACCGAGCTGCACGTTGGCAGTTGTATTACCCATTGAAGTCACACCATTGTTGCTGATTGTCAGCATTACAGTGTTTGGACCAACAGCAGTAGAGTTACCTGAATAGAAAACAAAAGTATCGTTTGCGCCAACCATAATACGACCCGTAGTCAAAACTGGATCGTAATCGATAATAATACCATCCTTAATGACGCTCGTATTTATTGCATTGGCACCAACACCACCAGAAGCAAAAACATCTCCTGCTTTAAATACTGTAAACTGATTAGCGCCGCCAACAGCAAGATTCAGCAGGGCAGAATTTGCAGTAGATGCAGTGTCTGTAACATTCATGTTGATAGCGACAAATTCTTGGCTAGCATTAGCCCAAGTGTCTGTCATCTGGTAAATGAAAGTATTAGCCATTAAATCGTTCCTCTTTCTTCGATCGCACCACCAGCTCGGTTAACAAGTAGCGTATTAGTTCTAGTATATATTGGATTAGTAACAAATTCAATCGTCACAGGAGATAACGAGAATGACTTAATTTTAGCAGATCCAATAAGCACTTTACCATACATTTTTGTTCCGACGACATGCGCCAATTGTTTTAATATATCAGCATATTTATCTATTGACAGTCGCGACTGAATTTCATATGAGAACGACTGGTAATAATCTCCATCCGAGATGTATTTATTTGAATTGAGCATACCACGAGTATTTTCCCAATATCCTTCACCGATACCCTGATTCGTTACATTTGCAGTACCAGTAATCGCAAAGATATTATTGGCATTGTTTAGCTGAATAGTATCGTTAGGCTGGTGCCCAAATCCTGAGCTGATAATCTCTAGCTCTGTGGCGATACCTCTAGCAGTTGTAACAATATCAGTAACAATAGCGTTATTGCCCATTGCCTGCGATGCGGTGTTTTGATATGAATCTAAGACTGTAGCGGTGCCGCCACTTGATGCTGTAACTGTGCTTCCTACTTGATAAGAAACATTAAATGAGCTTCTCTTAACCTCAATGATGCTTGTGTTCGGGAGACTTAGAATAGTTCCCTTTGACACTGATGTTGACACTGCAGTCCCAACACCTGTGCAGTTCGCGGATGCACCTGAGGTAATACCAACCAGAGCACCGCCACCAGCTGTATTGCCATAGAATGTTCCTCTGTCTGAAGTCAATGTAATTGTGCCGCCCACAACACTAAGAATCGTAGCATAAGCATTTGTTCCGCCATGAATCTGTGTAATACCTTCGCCATTGGTAAATGCACCAGTGTTGGCATTAAACGTAAGAGTAGTCTGCGTTATTGGTATTGACTGTGTTAGTGTATCACCAACTTCAAACAGACCTACAGGATTCTGCACCTGAAGAATGACGTTTCTTCTACCAAATCCAGCAATATAATCATTTCTGACAAGAACGAACGGATTAGCATTATAGTTAGTTCCTGGGTTAATTGATGAGAGAGAAGCAATTGTTCCGATTGTAAATGGACCAGAAGTCAATGCATCATTGATGATACTATTATACCCAGCTGTATAATTCTTAGGGAATCCATATTGATTAATGTTATAATAAAATGCAGATGTGACACAGTTTGCTTTGGCAACGTTCGCGAGTCTAAGACTTGTGTCGCTGATTACGTTGTTAACTGTGCCCAGATATGTATTTCCTGGATATTTGTATAAACCAGAACCAACAGTAATTTCAGTTAAAAACACTGTTCCACCAATACCAGTAACAAGGTTTGTGCCACTGTTAGCAGTAATGCTCTGTGTTCCAAGAAGTAATCCAGTATTAGAATTGCCTCCAGAAACAATCATACTTGAATATGGTACATAATTGACGTTGTTACCACCAATAAAGTCGGTGAACAGATATACAACCTCAGTATCAGAAAGAGAACCAATCTGAAAGTTAGCGCCAGCACCTGTGGAAATACCAGTTACATTAGCGACCAGATTGGCACTACTTGTGATCATAGCACCATTAGAATAAAATGTGTTGTTTATGCTATGCAGACCAACAGCGCTACCATTCGATCCTGTCACCGTACCATAAGCAGTTACATTAGTCGAGGTGTATCCAGTAAACAGCACAGCATTAGCAGGAGTGCCGATCGATGTGGCAGTGGCAAAATCACCATTTGTGACGTTGATGATAACAGTGTTTGCTGCTGAAGTGGAAACAATAAAGCCATTGGCAACAACACTACCAGCAGCCCAACCAACAACCTGAGACTGATATAAAGGTGCAGTATTTGTTACTGTAGGTGTGGATACTGTAAAATAAATTGAATTTAGGGGTTGACTTACGATGTCGTATATAGTATAATCAGTTGTTCCTGATGATGCTACTCGATTCGTTGTATTCAGAACCTTAGTTGAAATATGAACCTGATCGCCTGAAGTTGTAAAACCAGTTCCGCCATCAACTAGATTGAAAGAAACTCTTCCCGTTCCATCTTCAACAGCAGTGACTCGTGCCTTACCTCTTTTACCATTGCTCGATGCATATACCTCGAACACATCACCAATTTTATTGTTGGCTCCGCCATCTGAGATGTTGATTGCTGTTAACGAACCAATAACCTTTGGCGCATTAAACAGATCACCATCATTTGTAACCAATTCATTAAAAAGAAATTTGCCCTCAACAGTGCTGATTGTCATAACATCAATCAATCTCTGGTTGATCACCTTGGTATGAACGGACTCAACGAATGCAGTAGCACCAGATCTAGAACCTGTTATTTGCTGATTAATGAATGTTCTTGATCTAAGATTGTGTTCAATTTCAATATAACGAGGTAGTCTCCACACACCATCGGATGCGCGAAGGATATCTGTTCCTGGATCGTAGATTTCAATATCATCATCAAACAGCAGACGAAACAGCAGTTTCATACCGCGATCGCTGCCCTTTGCCTGATAGAAATCCTTGATGTGTTTTACCATAAAACGCTTGTTTGCAGCAGTAATGGCAGGGAAGTTGGTTAGAAATTCATTTTTAAAATTGTCAAGAAATTCATCAATGGTATTATCGATGTCTTTATAGCCAAGCAGACTCTTGCTTGCGTTTAATGTATATCCCTCCTGTTCCATCCATTCGTAATATGCTTTAACGAATGCAATGAAAGTTTCTCCCTCTGCATGATAGAAAGAGGGAAACTGCTGGGCAACAAGATTAGATATATACTTGTCAAATTCCATTAGATTCTAATTCCTTCGACAGTAACTGCTACGTTATCAAAGTCAATCTCCATGATGACATTTTCAGAAGAGTTAAAGTCATGGTTAGTTGGTGTTGTATATACAGAGATATAATTACCAACATAAGCAGATACATTTAAATTAACGATATTGACAATACCAGTAGTGTAGTTGACTGTGCCGATAATAACAAGAGGTGTTTGAACACCATTTACAGTGGAGTTAATTTTTAAATTACCGTTACTGTCATCAGTAATAGAACACTCAAGCCCACTATATGTAAAGGCAGTTGAAGTGATGCTTCCTGGATTGATGCCATTCTGATACTTCAGAGCTTTAGAGAAGTTAGAATTTAAAGTAGGAATCATATGCTTGATCAGTGTTGTTGAAGTTTCGTTATCAACAATAGCAGTGTCTGCGCCATCAATGGCAGCAAGCAGCTGACTGTAGCGGAATCTTGCGTTAAATTTATGAAGACTTGCAGTATTATAAGTTTCCATGGCTGCAATTATCTTAGATTGCACATCACTCGCAGCAAGACTTGATTGATTAAGATTAAAATTGACTGCAGATTTAATACCAACAAGAGTATAATCTGCTTCAATAACAACTGGTGTGATTGTCATTGGTGCTCTTGTGGAGATGTATGACTGAATTTTAGTTTTTTCGAGATTAGAAAGACCAACAGCATCTGTTAGATCAACAGCGATATATACTCTTCCATATTCTGGTGGATCGATCTGATCACCGCCATATACAAAGATATCGCGAATTTCAGTATATTCTGCAAAAAGAATATTACGATAATCTTCAGCTGTAATGGCACGCTCTAAAGTTTGATATGCTCTTGGTGCATTTAAACGAATAGACTTGATTGTTTCAGGAGACATACCACCAGAGGCTGCTTTCGGCGAGCCATTAGAATAATATGTCGGAGTAATGCTAGAGGTTAGATAACCGCCAAGGGTTCCTGCTGGTTTGTATGATGTAATACCATTTGGTTTGTCTAGATTACCAGCAATATAGTTCGCAACAACTCGAGCACCATTTAGAGGTGCAGCACCTGTTACGCCATCACCAAACACAATTTCATATTTGTCGGATGTAGCCTGTAGGAAATATGCTTTGGTAGTTGTCTTTACGTCAAACAGAGTCTGATAATATTTCCATGTTTCTGCAGTGCCAAGATCATTCGTTACAGTCACCACAAGTGTGGTTGTGTCAATGCTAGGATTTGAGATCATATATCTTTGATCTTGAATGGCATTGTTAACGATGAATGTTTCTGACAAAGAAACACCCTCTTGAATAGCAACATTTACAGAGATATAAGTGTTACTGACAGGAGTAATGATCGTATTAGAAACCGATAAGAATGTGTAGACTCCAGTTCCATCTGTGCCTTGAAACTTTGTGCCTGCAGGAATAGCGATATATGGAGGATTATCATTAGGAGTGATCTGAATATCGATATAGCCAACTGATGACCGTGCCGAGCGAGGCAGATAGTTTAAATCTTTGGCATGACTTACAACAGAGTCTCTTAACACAGCTGTATCAAGGAACATTTCGTTGATCGCCATGTTGGTGTAGAATGAATTGATGTATGTATTGTATGACATCAGATCAATCAGAGTGCTAAGATTCGACCCCTCAAAGTCATAGTCTTTAAACTGTGGATAGTTGCGCATGAACGCAACTAGGCTTTGCTTTAGTCCAGTATAATCCAAGTTGGTTACAGCAAGAGTATTATTTGCCATTATCGAATCCTGATGAGTGTTGTTGTTATTGTTATGGGCGCTGGATTATTTATAATGGAAAAAGTAAGGGTTATATTGATAGAGTTATCATCTGGTGCACCATTCACAACCAAATCGATAATCTCAACTCTTGGTTCGTATTGCTCAATAGCAAACTTAATATCTGTTTTAATTTGATATTCTGTTGTTGATGTAAATGGCTCAAAAAGATAACGACTAATATTGGCACCGAAGAATGGAGCATATGGCACTTCGTAGTGATTGGTATTAATAATCTTCTTAAGAGAGTTGATAACAGACTGCTCATTCGTGACGCGAACAAGATCATGAGTATGCGGATTTTTCTTAAAGTCGAACAGAAAATCTGAGAAATAAATCTCTTTCTGTTTCGGTGATGCTTGCGCCATGTATCCTCCGGAGTTTCTTTTATTTATATAAATACAGTAAGAAACGCTCGAGGAATCATACACTAATGAATGATAGAGAATCATTTCTTAATAGCATAAATGCTGCTAGAGAAAAACACGATGAAATTGTCAAACGCGAAACTCAGCGTAAAAAAGACATTGCTGCGCTTGCAGAGGGACTGAAGAAATTCGATCCAGTTCCTACTGAAGAAGAACTGCGCATACAAGAACAACGTCAAAAAGATATTCTGGCTCTAGAAACGCATATGGCTAAACTTGAACAGATTCAAGAAGAGCCTATAATTGAGGAAGTTGTTGAAGAGATAGTAGAATCTTCGGAGCCTCTGATAGAAGCAACCGAACCTGAAGCCATTCCTCTTGGCGCTCAACCATTACCACAGTTTCCTGAAAAGAGTCTGGTGTCTAAAGCTGTTGAGAATCTAGCTAAAATCCCACGTGACAAATATGACACGGAGACTGATGCTCTTCCGAAAGCTCTGCGCAAAGAACTGGATTTAATGAAGAAAACGCTTACCGATCTGCATCGGTTCGCTCGTAATACTTCACAAATGGGTGGTGGTGGTGAAGTCAAACTTCGTTTCCTTGATGATGTCGATAGAAACAGTATCGCAAACAATATGTTTCTGCGTTACAATACTGCCGTAAAGAAATTTGAGTTTGCCAATGTTACCACTGCTGTTGACTGGCTGAATGTTCCATCAAGTATTATTGCTAACAATTTAACTCTTAATGGTAATTCTGGATTAACTCTGCAGAATACCAGCTCAGGTATCACCTTTGCCGACTCTACATTCCAGAACACTGCATATATTCCATCGTCATTTATTTCGACGGAATATAGTGGTGCTAATGTTGTTGTTGCCAATACTGCACAGACATACATTGTTCCTATTGGTACACAGGTAGATGTTGCTAGAAACATTACCATTGGATCTAATAATGCCTTTGTTATATCCCATACAGGCAAATATCTGATTAATTATAGTGTTCAATACGAAAATAATGATGGCTCTCAAAATGATGTGTATGTTTGGATAAATCAAAACAATGCTCCGTTGGCTAACTCGTCATCTGTTTTTACTGTGCCTGGAAGAAAGAATCCTTCGATCACAGGCAAATTGGTTGCTGTATCGCCTATATTCCTTTTCGCAAATACAGGCGACAAGATTCAGATTTTGACGGCTGCACCAGACGCTCCTACAAACACAATCAGCATAAACACCTTTGCTACTAGGACCAATCCCACCATACCTGTGACACCTGCTGTGCTGCTGACCATTCAGGAAGTCAACTAACTCACTGATTTTAAACAAAAAGAAAACGCTTGCTTTATTTTCAAAACTAGGGTAAAGTGAGAATATGAGAAAGATACCTTCCCCCCGAAATCCGATCGCTCGAGTTTGTTTCCGTGTGAACAAGCCCAAGGTCGTCCCTGCCAAAAAAGGCAAGGGATCCTTCAAACGTGTAAAAACTTTTGATTTTGAAAAATAGTCCTTGCTTTTTTTTCAAAACTAGGTTATAGTGAGAATAAGGAGATCGATATGAACATCACGATTACAGGCACCACCAGCAAAAAGATCAAGGCAGAGTTCGCCGAGGCAGCGAAGTTTTTCGCCGCCCAGCTAATGGATCCTAGGATGGTCCGCCACCTCACCCTCGACATCGAGGTCAGCAATCGCTCGGACGTTGATGGCGAGTGTATTGACGAGGACGGTGTCAGAAACCCTCGTTGGTTCACCATCGGTCTCAAAAAGCAGGACATCAATGAGATGATCAAGACCCTCGGTCACGAGATGGTCCATGTCCGCCAGCACGCCAAGAACCAGCTTCAAAGCGGAATTATGGTTCCTACTCGTGGTGGTCTCAAAATGACCAGCCGTTGGATGGGCGAGATCTGGAAGCCCAAGGGTAAGGAACACCAATATTTTGACAGCCCTTGGGAGGTCGAAGCCTTCGGGCGCGAGGTCGGTCTGTTTCATAAATGGGTCGAGCATAAAAGTGCTTGACTTATTTTAAAAAATAGGTTATAGTGGTTTATAAGCTGAGGAGAAAGAAATGACTGAGATCTACCAGACTGTTTTAACTAACTTTGGAACCACTCTGTATACGGGCGAAAGTGTTGATATCGCTCAGGTTCGTGCCGAGGCTTCTGGTCTTGAGTGCACTGTTCTGCGCGATGGATCGTTGATCTTCACCTATTCGCCAATCTCTGGCTGGAAAGCATACTAGGAATTAATTATGAATAAGAATGATATTAACTGGAGCGATAAAAGCGTGTCCCCTGTCGTTTCCAAAATGACTAACGCCGATATGACTCAATATCTCTTGAATACGGCGGATGTTTCCGGAGATAATCGCGTGCCATATGCAGCAGGATACTTCCACTCAACTCTCCTGACTCTGATGGAACGTTTTCCTGAGGTTCGGAAAGAAATCGAATGGCGAGTTAACTACCGCATGAATGAGATCGAAGTCAAAGAATACAACGAACGTGCTGATGCTCGTCGTGCTGTAATGGAGGTGCTATAATATGAATTATGATTTTGAACAGTTGGTTGAGGCTTTTGAATACCTCGATAGTCTTCGTGAGTCTGGTGCAGTCAATATGTTTGGTGCTTCCAGCTATGTTGCAGAAGATCTCGGTCACGATAAACGTACTGCGCGTGATCTTGTCTCGATGTGGATGAAGTCCTACGATGTCGACAAGTCTGTTGAAGACCGTGCTTTATCTTTTGAGAACGCATGATGGAAGAAAAGAATATTGACATATTTGAAATTTTAAAGTGGATCGGCACTGCGTGTGTAATTTTTGCAGCTGCGTGTCGGGCATTTGATCTACATACGGCAGATCTTTTTCTGTCGATTGTCGGCGCAGGTATCTGGGGATATGCTGCTTTTGTAATGAGGGATCAGGCTCTGATCACAGTCAATGGGTTCATTGTCCTTATCCTACTTTTTGGAGTTTTGAAATGATTAAGTCTATCGGTAATTTTTTGTCTGACTTCGGGTTGCCAATTTTCTTTGTGGTGGCGT